AAATAGTTGCAGCAAGCAACGTTGGAATCATCAGAGTTCCGAACCAACCAACATAAAGGCGGTTGTTCGTTGAAGTAATCCATTCACAGAATGAGTTCCACGCCGAAGTAGTTGGGCGACGTGTAGCGATTGTAGCAGTCATTTTTCGTTAAAGGGTAAGTATGTGTCCAGGGGGAACTGAACGGTACAAGTATTCCCCACGACACCCTCCATCGTGGGTATGAGAGACTGTGTTTAACCTCCCCATAGGTCTCGGTTAGGCAGAGGACAACGTTAAGGTTTTGTTACATTCCTTAACTTGTTGTTGTATTTATCATAGCACTGTCAGGGATCCCTGTCAATAGGTATGAATGCTTATCTGGAATATTCCTCAATTTTGTCCAGAACCTTATTCAGATATTGATGCGCTAACCACTTTGGATCATATCCAGTCTTATTCATCCATTCATTATCCAAATCCTTTTTTAACTTAAGAACTTCACATTTAATAATATCTTTAGTCAGTTGTCCTCTTGGCATAATAAAAAAAACTCTACCCCTTATTTAGAGGTAGAGTTAAGTATTATAAATTGTTAGTGTCTTCAGAAAAGACCAGGAATTACTTGCCCAGTGGTGAAGTAAGTACCAACTGCAATTACGAATCCAAGCATCGCAAGTCTTCCGTTCCAACGCTCAGCAGTTTCAGTGAAAATTTTGTCCATTAGTTTTCTCCTTGATAAGAGTGATGTTGTTTAAGTTCAGGATTAGATTGGCATGAAACCACAGGATTTCTGGTTTTATTTTTGATAACAATAAATGCATCATTCTGGTAAGTTACAGTTCCGTATGGTTTTGCCCATTTTGGATTAGCGTTAGGGTTAGTGGCAGTTCCCGTAACTGCCACACCACCAATATTGACTTCTAGTTCATCATCGGCGTCCCATCCAAGTTTCTCAAGAGCAATCGCAAATTGTCCAAGCATTCCAGCACTCATCAGTAAGTTTCGCAGACCTTCTCTACAGCATAACTCAGGAGAACCAAAAATGCAACTCCTGTAATTGTGAAGATGATTTCAGTCATCAGAAGATCCCGAAGAAGAAGTTGCCAGTGATAGAATAAGAAATAACACCAGCAACAAAACCGACCATTGCCCAGCGTCCATTAGTACGCTCCTTAACTTGATTGGGAGTCAGCATTCCGTAATTCTCATAATACATTACGGGTTCTTTGGCAAACATATTTTGTTGCCCATATTCATTAGTTGTTACAGTCATTCGTTTTGTAACGATTTACAACAGAATTATATAGGAAAAATAAAAGGGCGTCAAGTCCTTTATTTAAAATTCATAACACAACTGAAATTATTACTCATTGATACAATTAATAATTTTCCCCCATATCAATTTGTAATGTTGGGAGCATGGTTATAATTTTTCCTTTATAATATGGTCGCAAAGATTTAATAATATAATCTTTAAAATTATGTGCAAGAATAATAAGATTATCTGGTTGATGTTTATATAATATTTCTCTATTTAAAATTTCAAATCCAGTTCCGGGCATAAACATTCCCTGTTTATTTTTAGTGTCATCAATAATATATGAATCAATAAGGATATTTGAATCAATATTTAATGCATTTAAATATACACAACCCTTTGCTGCTGCGCCAAAAAAAGCAGTTTTTCCCTCTAAATTTAATATCCAATTTCTATCCCTTTCAATCTTTTCATACATTTTTTTGGAAGATGCAAAAAAATCAAATTCTTTTTCTTTTTTAAGAAATTCTTTTTCTACCCCAGTGGGATTTGAGTCTGATTTTTTTGCAATCCACAAACGAAGTGTTCCTCCATGAATTTCTTGTTCTTCAATATTAATAATGCGAAGATCGTATTTATCAAATAGTTTTACTAATGGAGTAACTAACCAATAATAATAATGCTCATGATAAAATTGATCAAATTGTAAAGTTTCAAATGTTCTGAGAGTATATGGAAATTCAAGAATCCAAACTCCACCCAAATGCTTTTTAATTGCAGAAAGAAATTTTTCAACATCAGAAGTGTGTTGAAAAACATTTGTCGAAGTAATAATATCTGCCGTTGGCAAATCTAAATCTTCATTAAAGTAATCATTAACATAATCAATTCCAGATTCAATATTTTCTTCTCGAAAAGAAGAAGAAGCATCAACATTAATCAGGGTCAAAGGATCTTTTGTTTGAGACCGAAAAGATTTCAATAATGATCCATCATTACCACCAACGTCTATAATAACATCATGTTTCAGATGTTTGATACTATGCCACATTCGCTGGCAATGGTAAATATATGGTTTATTAACAGCAGAATGATACAAATACGTTTTGTAAAGTTCTTCAGATGGAATTGCCGTATCTAATTTAACAGTCATATTACCATCAATTGTTGCAGACATAGAATACTTTTTAGCATTCAAAGACTGCTCTTTTGTTGAAAATAAATTATTTACTAAAGGTTGAAAACCTAAGTCTAACAATGGTTTTTCCATATTATGTTTTATGAATTTGTGAATTTTCTGTAATTCTTCCTAGATATGGATCGTAATTCATGTGATCATGAATACTAATTTCAAATCCATTATTTTGCCAGTATTGCATTATTGCTTTATAGTTTGCAACATGAAAAATATCAACATGCTCAGGGTGAATGGAAGATCCCAATTCTGTCTTATAAAGAAGTAAAGGTATTGAATAAGTATTACCGGAGTTATAAATCAAATCATCGGCAACAGGTCTTGGTTTTACACCATTATCAAGTTTATACTTATTTCCACGAACATGAAATTTAATTAATTTTTGGGCATGATGCCTAGTAATTAAATAACACGCGGTAGAAAAATCATTTACAAATCTTCTGTGCAATTTAACGTGAATATCACCAGTACAAATGATTGCAATTTGAACAACATCCCAATCATAAGGGATATTTGCATAAAAGTCTTGCCATGTAAAGTTCCAATATTTAACCAAATCCAAATTACAATCATCTTCCATGATAATTGCATAAGGACTATCAGATGTTTCCAACCAATAATTAATTGCCTTTAGATGAGAAGTAATACATCCAATTTCTCCAGATGTCATCATTTCTGGATAACGTCCAAAAATAATATCACCAAGATCATCATCTCTCCCATCATATGCTGAGATACGAGTATAATTCTCAACTTGCCAATATTTAAATTGATCTTCCATATATTCTTTTCTTTCAGGTTGCCCATCAAGATTTAAGTAATATATTGGTCCAATATTTTTTAACTTATATGCAGATTTGTTTTTATCTAAAATTTGATTCATAAATCAACCCAAAAAACTTCTTCGCAAGGAACTCCCCAAATAATTCTTTCATCACATTGAGATTTGACTAAACTATCAACAACATAAACTTTATATCCTTCATTCAAAAGATCTAAGCATAGACGATACTGTTGACTTTCGGTAAGAATATCTGTCGTTTCTTTATAGGTAACATAATGAAAGCAAAATGGCAAATTATTAATATTTTTTTTAATAAAATAATTCTTTAAAAAGAGAGAATGTTCATTATTAAAATCATCAGTCACTTTACCCAAATTATATTGCAATCCTAATTTTTTTGCATATGCTGCAAAAGAACGATTATCTCTGGGCAGACATGGACCACCGAATCCATATCCATAATTTAAATATTTTTTGCCAATTCTAGTATCATCTCCAATTGCGTTTAAAACTGTTTCAATTTCACTTTCAAGACCACTCAATGTCATTACTTCACCAACCATATTAGCATAACTAATTTTAGCAGTTAAAAAACAATTAACTGCTAATTTTACAAGTTCTGCAGAAGTCGTAGACATAAAACTGAGTTTTGGTGGTTGAACTTGAATTTTAGTATAAAGTTCACATAGTTGTTCATAAACCTTTATATTTGAACCTCCAATTAGAACCATATCAGCATTTCTCAGATCTTTAATAATAGATCCTTGAGCAATAAATTCTGGATTATAAAAAACATCCCATCCACAGTCATTTAATTTTTTCTGAAACTGAGTACAGTCATCTGGATTAGTAGTACACCCAACAACAAAAGATTTGTTTTTAACTCCAGAATTAATAATATCATCAACAACTTGCCAAACAGCAGACACATCATAATCTCCTGTCGGCAGTGAAGGAGTCGCTACAAGCGTGTAAATAATATCACACTCCTTTATAACTTTTTCATTGCTTGTTGTTGCAAAAAGATTTTTTGATTCTTTAAGTAAGTCAATAACTTCTGGTTCAGAAGTAAAAATTTCTTTATTTTGAAGTGCTTCAATGTATTCTTCTCTAATATCAGAAACTAAAACTTCATATCCTGCCTTTTCAAGAAGAAGGGCAAAGCAAATACCCAATCTACCTGATCCAATAACTCCAATTTTCATAGTTTAAACGTAGGAATGGACAACATTTTATGTTTATTTTGGGTATTAAATTTTTGATATTGTCGAATTGCGATCTTTTGTTCTTCAGTAAATTCTTTATCTTCCCACATGTTTAAAGATGTTGAATCTTTTTCATTTTCAAACATTTGAGATTCCATCACCCACTCAAGCATTTCGTAAGATGTTCCAATTTGATCTGCATCAGTTCTTCCATCTTCCCATAGTCCATCTGTCGGTTGTGCATCAATAATACGTTGATCTACACCAAGATGCCTTCCAAGTTCCCATACTTCAGTTTTATAAAGATCTGCAATAGGAGCAATATCAACTCCCCCGTCACCATATTTAGTATAAAATCCTACGCCATAATCTTCAACTTTATTACCAGTACCAACAACGATGCCGCCAACATCACCAGCAACTTGATACAATGTTACCATGCGGATACGTGACTTTGTATTAGCTAGAGAGTGTTTGGATTGTGCAAATTCATCACCCAACCAAAACTTAGTGCTCTTTACAAACTGCTCATAAACAGATGAGAGATCGATCCGCATAGGAACAACGTTCTCATAATTTTTAGAGAGAAACTTTCTATGAGCATCAGACAAATTTGATTGAGAGCTGATTGAATTCAAAGGCATAGAAAGAACATACGTAGGAAGTCCTGTCTCAGCACAGAGAGTAGAAACAACGGAAGAATCAATTCCTCCAGAAATTCCTACAACAAGAGAATCAATACTATTAACAGTAGCGTAATCTTTGATCCAACTAACAATTTTTGTTTTTAATTCAGAGTAATCAGTAATACGATTCATAGCACAATCCAATTTTCAACATAGAGATCTTTAGTATCTTTGTCTGCATAAGCAGGTCCAAACCAATTTTTAGGTGCGATTACTTTTTTAATAGGGTTATTAATTAACCAAGCACCCCACCAACTCATAGAACTATTAGCAATAATAGCATGAGAACAGAGAGACATCAAGCATAGATCAGCATATGGAGTATATGATCCATCAGCATACTTTTCCTGTGGTTCCGAAATTAAGAAGCGATCTCCAGAAAAAAATTCTTGCTCTTTTACCCATTCAGGAGAATCCGAAAAAACAATGACTGGTTGATCGTCATCAAATTCCGAAAGTGCTTTTTCATAATACTCAATAGTTTGAACTGGATGCATTTCAGAACATTGTGTATAGCTCCACTTAAAACCACGAGGATCTGTAAGATTAGGATCACCTCTACGAACGTGAAGCATGATTGGATCCCCCCCTACAGAGTCTATCATTTCTCTACAAGGTTGCAAATACTCATCATGAAATGTAAAGTCCTTACGAATCTCATCTAAAATATGTCTAAAGTATTTTTCAGATTGAAAAAATCCATGAAGACTTACATTATCAGGACACTGCTCAAACAGATCCTCATCAAAATGAAAGAATCTTTCTCCAACATACTGAAAGTGTTCAATAAAATTTAAGTTCTCTTCTGCGACAGATTCTAACTTAAAACAGTTATGTAGACTGTAATTTTCAATACCTGTTCTATTAAAAGGTGGGATACACCATTCATATCCATGTCTAGATGCAATTCCACGAACGGCAGCATACTCAAACATCTGGTTTCCAAGTCTTCCCAAATTCCCAATTTGATTAAATGCTAACATATTTTTTCAGATACTTTTGATTTGAATAGTACTCAATTAATTCTTCTTTATTCATTTTAGAAAGTTTCATCCATTCATAATTATTAGATTCCATATATGGATTATGTGTCCAGGAATTTTCACTTCTTGCATGTTCTAAATGATATACAAAATTTTGTATTCTTCCTATATTATACCCTAATGTTGAAAATCTGTAAAATCTTTCTTTATCTTCTGGAGCATATGCAACAAAATTTTCATTTTCCATGAATCCATCAATGTAAACTTGGCGATTAAAAAATTGAGCCCACCCAAAGTCGGAAGTATGGATGTTTGATTTTTTATCAAGCACAGAATAATCTCCAGTCTCTAAAAATTCAGAAACTATCTCATCATCTACATTAACCTGTTTTTGATAATTTCCTTGCCCATATGGATAAATTATATCATATTTTTTATTCAAAATTTGGTTGTAAGATGTAATATATGAATTAATTGGAAGAATTACATCACAGTCATAATTAATAATCACATCAGTATTAGTTTCCACTAACATTTCATTTAAAATTTTTTGTCGATGAAAAGAAGAATTTTCACTTTTTTCAAAAATATGTTTAATATTTACTTCAACATCAACAATTTCTTTTAAAATAGGAATAGCATGTTTAACAACATTAGATTCTTTATCAACTTCCTTAATGATAATATTTGTATCAAAATTTTCTAAAAGAAAAGCAGTTGTAGTAATAACATTTCTCAGTCTATCATCAGTCTCAATTCTGACAGGAATGATGAAAGTTGCATTTGTCAAATCATGTCTCATCTGGATATTTCCCTAACTTATAAAAATCTATATGTTTTTCTTGCAAATAATTGAGTTCTTGACTATTTACTAACCACCTACGTCCATCATTTCCGTGAAGAACTAAATCATAATCAATTCCACTTACACTTGTCCTTGCTTCATGTTCACGATTTGCAATTAATATATCTGGAATAATGTAAGGTAACCCATGTTCCATTCTCATTCGGTGATAGAATTCAGTATCAACTAATAGTTTTAATTTACCATCAAAATACATTTTAGATTCATTTAAAAACGCAATGCATGAAGGACTTCCCAATAAATTATTTCCTTGAAGTAGCATATCTGCCCATTCTGGGATACAATCACGATGAGTTTCTATTCCATCAGTTGTATGAGTAAATCCATGAAATAACCATTTACATCCGCTTTCATCAAAAGAATTTTTAATTTTTTCAAGCGACATATCATCAACAAAAAGATCATCTTGCATAATCAATTTGATGATCTTACCTTCAGCATTTTCAATTAGACAGTTAATATTTGAAGCTTGATATCCCCTATCATTTGGATTTTTTATATAAGTTATAGAAAATTCTTTACTACTTTTTTTACAAAAATCATAAATTTTAGTGTCTTCACTATGATCTGAAATGACTATTTCAAAATCTTGAAATGTTTGTTTTTTAAGTCCGTCAAAAATTTCAGACAGATATTTTACACCTTGCCCCTTAAATTCATAAGTTGGAATACATACAGAAATTTCAAACATCCAAGTATTCCCAACGTTCAACATAAATGTCTTTTGGATCTTGCCCATCAGGACCAAACCATAGTTTTGGAGCAATGACATTCTCAGATTCTGACAACCAAGCACCCCACCAAGAAAAAGTAGAGTTGGCAATAATCTGATATTCACACATACTCATCATGCACATATCAGTGATATTGTCTCCACCTTCAGAAACAAGAAATCGATCATCACTGAAAAATTCTTGTTCATTACACCATTCTGGATCATCAGAAAATACAAGAACAGGAAAATCTTTATCAAACTTAGATAGTGCCTCATCATAATAACTCAGAGGAAGAACGGGATGGTAAGTTGGTTTAATAAGATGATCTGTTCTGCGAACATGAAGAGAAATTGCTTTCCTTTCGGGAACAATGCTATCAAATATTTCTTTACACATATTCCACACATCATCACGCCAAGTAAAGTCTTCACGAATTTTTTGTTCAATATGTTTGAAATATTTTTCAGATTGAAAATAACCATAAAGATTGATATTATCTTCACAATTATCAAATAGATCCTGATCAAAAGTAAAACTTACCTCTTCCCGATAAGGAGCTGGGAAAAGATTTACTTCTTTAACGGAAGGAAGTTTAAACGCCATAAAGAGTTTATGCTGATTCTCTTCATCAGTAAACTCTTCATCAGATACAGGACCTGGTGGAATGCACCAGTCATATCCACGATTTACAGCAATTCCTTTTGTTGCTGCATATTGGAACATTTGATTACCAAAACGTCCGTTTCTACCTAAGTGATTATGTCCGATCATAGTTTAGTACCAGGAGGAAGATGATAATGGAATCCAAATGGAGAGATTCCTTCTGTTTCGGGAAGAGGTTTTTCGTGGGAGAATCTAGCAGCAACTTCGATGGGAGCAATTTTACATCCAAGTGCTTCATAAATGTGACGATTGTGTACACAAATAATCCCATCTTCTGAAGTAAACCCAACATCCATATGCTTATAAAAGTCTCCCCAATTCACATCAAAATGAACATAAGCCCTTTTAGGAACATCAAGAAGTTTTTTACTGCGGAAAGAAAATCCACCATTACCAACTCGATGTGCTTTACCCCAAGGATCTAAATATGCGTCCGAAGCAATCATCCAAGGAGCACCAATATAATCATAATTAAACCAATCATCATCCCATTTTTCAGGATTGATTACAAATCCATCAGGTTGAACTAGAAGACAATAATCAGTGTCGATATGTTGAGATAGATTATAAATGCAATAATAGTTATAATCATGAATAGATTTGATTTCATAAAGTGCTTTTGAAAATTCTATTCCCTCAGGAAGATTTCCAGGATTTTCATGCGTAATAAGTTTTACTTTTCCAAATTTAATTCCTTTCATACTATGCTGTAAAGCAAATAAGGCGCCAGGAATATTATTAGACGATAAACAAAATAATGTCACATTAGGTAAATGAATCATAAATCACCTTTGTAAATATTTGAAGTTGTTTTATAGTTTTCCCATTCATTTTTACACTCATCAGGTGTAAAAAGATTTCCTTCCCTATCCATGTATTTGGATACGTAACTATATATGCTCGACCCTAGTGACCACCATCCCTGAGAGCGATTATGATCAAACCAGTATTTGGGGGCAATACAATATTCTAAAGTATCACTTGTCCACAAAGGCCAACATGCGAATGTAGATGCCCCACAAATAACATGTCTAGCATTTTTAATTGCAATATAATCCCAAGCAACACTTTCATGATAAGCAGGATACTCTGGCAATATTGTATTTGCAGTTTTCACATCCTCTGTCACAATCGCAAACTCCATGTTTGGGTTATAATCAATCATTGCTTTAATGGCGTGATCATAATAAGATCTCGGCAACCAACATCCAGCATTACCAATCATATCACTACCGCGAAAATTTACAATACAAATATTTTCACCATTAGTATCATAATGATCGTATTCTGGTTTTATTTTTAACCATTTTTTTACTAGATCAATCTCATCATAAAAGTATTCTTCTGATTGAAAACTTCCATCAATTTTTGTATTGTCTGAAATTTTAAAAAGATTTTTATCTGTCAAACGAATATCAGTTTGTAGATATGGATCAGTATGAAGTCCATGACGATATTCTCTGTAATAGTTTATAACACCATTTGGCAATGAATCTGGAGGTCCACCTGGAGGACTATATCCCCCAACAACCTCTTTCCCCAGATCAAGATCCATAAAATAAACGCCCTTATCATTAAATCTTCTATCCCCAAAATTTTCTAATCCAGCAAATCCATAATCAAAACCCCGCTTATGTGCGATCATTCTTGTCACAATATAAGCAAATAATTGATTCCCAAACCCCTGACCGTGATAAAACTCAGTAATAACCATACTACTTAATAAAGTTAGTAACTACTTGATCAATGTAGTTGATCATCGGTCCACTAATTGTTGGAGAACAACCCAAGAAAAATACTTTATCCAAAACTTGATTTGCCTTTGGATATTTTGACGCATCGTCAAGATGAGAGTATCCTGGATGAAGAAGAATATTGCCTGCAAAATAATTGCGAGTTTGAATTTTGTTTTTTTCCAAGTAAGAAACTAATGTCTCTTTAAGGTTCTTATCTTCACAAACAGTAGGAACTCCAAACCAACTTGTCTCTGCTTGAGGAAGTTCATTTACAACTCGAACACCAGGAATCTTTTCAAGAATAGATTGAATTACTTCTTTGTTTTTTCTACGGAACTTGTGAATTTCTTCAAACTTTGTCAGTTGAACAGATCCAACCCCACCTTGAAGATCTAGAGGTTTGAGGTTATATCCCATATTAGAAAAGATATACTTATGGTCCACTATTCCATCATAATCTTTCAACCAACGATCAAAACGTTTACCACAGGTTCCACAAGACAAAAGATTCTGTGCGCCCACACAATAACAATCACGCCCCCACCAAGCAAAACTGCGAGCAAGATCAACAATTTCCTTTTCATTGGAGGAAACCATACCACCCTCAATAGTGCAGAGATGGTGTGCTGGATAAAAAGAACAGGATGCAGCAACTGCATAATCAGTTAGATAATTTCCATTCCACTTACTACCAAGACTATCGCAATTATCCGCAATAACAGCAATACTCTTTCTTCTGCAAAGATCTACAAATTTTCCAATATCGTATGGATTGCCAAGAACAGGCGAAGAAATAGCTGCCACTGTTCGACTTGTAATTTTCCTTTCAATCTGCTCCAAATCCCAATTAAGATCATCCCAATTAATATCCACAAAAACTGGTTTAAGTCCGTTTTGAACTATTGGGGCAATGGTAGTGGCAAATCCACAGGCACAAACAATAATTTCATCACCGTCTTTCCAACCAAAGTGTTTTTTAAGTGCAGCAAACATTACAAGGTTAGCAGAACTCCCAGAGTTCACCATTACAGAATGTTTAAAATTAAATTTCTTTGAGAATTCGCGCTCAAATTTATGAACCTTTTCACCAGAAGAAAGCCACTTCCCCATTGTAACCGAATGAATAATTTCGATAATTTCCCCATCATCCCAATACGGTCCAGAGTAATAAACAGAATCTGTTTCTGGATTGAAGTTTTTTTTATTCGCAATAAAAGGAAAAATATTATCTTCTATTTCTTTGGAGGACTCTAGAAATTTTTCAATTAATTGATACATACTTGTTCTTTAATTTACTACTAACATAACACATTTTTTAATCTCAGTCAAGGTGCCGAATTTGTATGCATAGCATACTGAGTTTTACTTTTTAACATTGCACGATAAACATTATTATACATCAGATAATCTGCAATCCTATTTTCAAAAGCACCTCTACCGCCATATGGAGCAACCGCCTGAATATGATTTATCCCGAAACATTCGGAATAATTAATTGATTTTAATTTTTCAACGTGTCCCAAAAAAACACCATCCCAAAAAGTTGCACTACACCAAAAATCTTCAAGATCTTGCTGTGGACTAAATCCAGGAATATTAACTTGCTCCCACTCTCCTTGACAGGTTATTCTTTTGCCATGTATTTGTTCAGATTCCCATTGAGTAAAAGATGGATATCCATGAGTGCTCCAATCTTTTTCTGTAGGTAAACTTGTAACAATGTATCCATTGTCCTTTTCCAAAAGACGAATTGACTTTTCAAAAAAACTATCCTTAACGCAAATATCTACACAGCAATCTGAACTGACATTAAAGAAATATGGTGTGGTGCAAGTATGAATGTTTACAAAATAAGGAACAGTATAATTATATCCAAGATCTCCTTCTTTCATATTCAAATTAAAAATGTCAATTACTTTATCTGCATAATCACTAACATAGATTAATTCCACTTCATTTGGATCGTAAAGATCATTTAAAATATCTTCAAATTCTTGAGTAGAATTTAGATTATTAATTAACAATCTTTTTTTAGTAATATACTTACTCTTAAAATTGCGAAACCAAAGATTCTCCTTTAGATGAAATCTAAAATTTCCTTCATACAAAATTGTAGTTAAAGTAATCATACTCTCTCAATTAAATCTTCAGTCCAAATAAAATACAAAAATCTTTCACACAAATAAGATTCTCCAGAAGTCCTAACATGAGGTGGATTAGGAATATATGATACAATATCTTTAAGTTTTTGATAAAAACTTTTACTATACTTTAAAATATTTTCTTTTGGCACTGCATAATTTCCACCTGGAGCAAACTTAATTACATTTCTTTTTGGTGGGTTGATAAAAAAAGCATCAGAGATTTCATGAAAATCCCCAAAATATCTAGTTTCAACATCATTATTATAATAGAAATTAGCATATTGTACTGGTTGAGTAAAAGTTTCATCTTCACCAACTAAAGATGTTGGATGATATCTGTCAATCGGTAAAAATTGATCAGTTTGCAAAGATTCTATAAATTTTTCTCTTGTCGTGTAATAAAACTCATCAATCTCATATTTTTCTCCAGGTTTAGGATGATTATGAGTTTGATCTTTTTTTCTAGAGAATAAGTTACCTTTAATGAAAATACTCATATCAGGAAGATTTTCATAGTTTTCTATTATAAATCGAAATATATCGTAAATGTTTTCACCAACGTTTGGACTCTTAATATATTCTCCCAAGTAAGAAAAATTTTCCCCATACTCATCAGGAGTTCTAGAATAGATTACAGTATTTTGGGGTGAAATGCCATACTCATATGTAATTTTCAACCAGTCTAGATCAGTGCAATAATTTGATACTACAAGTTTTCTATTTGTCATGTTTAAGTATTTGAAAGTGAAAGAATTTTTTCAGAATATTCTTTTCTCACGGCAACTAGATTACACCCACTTGCTTCCACCATGTGCTGTCTAATAATTCGATATAAGTTTTCATCCAATGGTGTTAAAAGTTTATCATTTTGAGAATAATAAGGATGTTCTGGAGATACCTTTAAAAGATAGAGATCAAAAATGTTCTTATCAAACCATCCAACATAATCTTCCGGAGAAATTTTTCTGTCCAACATCGTAGAAGCAAATTCAAATTGAATTACTTTCGTACCATTATTTAAGATCTCCCTCCCACCATTAAAGCAATCAATCTCCATTCCTTCAATATCTACTTTTAAAAAGTCAATATTTTCAATTTCTTTTTCTTTACAGTATCCATCCAATGTTTTGATAGGAAATACCATTCCCACATCTTGAGAAGTTGTATGAACTGTTCTAAAAACAAAAGATTGTGTATTTGGATAATATGCTAGTTCCCCCTCCTGTTCACCCAAACCAAAGGTATTAAAATAGATTTCATTTTCAATATCATCAGGAGCCTCAAGTTCTTCAAGTTGCTTATAACAACTTAAAACAAAGTTTGGATCTGGTTCAAACATATGAAATTCTCTAGACTTATCAAAAGAATTTTTTAGATAATCAATATCGTCTCGCAACCCAATATCAAATACAACAGAAATATCTTCCTTGATTCTATTAAAGAATTCAATTTCAATAGAGTTAAAAGGTGAAAAAGGCATAATTTAAATTAAACTATTGGATACAATTCTACTATAAAAGTTTGATAAAATCAACTCTTCATGATCCATTAATTGTGCTTGCTGATAAAGGTTATCATTATCAATTAACAACTCTTTAGAAATCTCTGAATAATCATCAACAAAAAGAACAGGATAGTCTTTAAACAAAGTTTCCAAATATGGATGATATTTCATTACGGGAACCCTCCTCATATAAAGAACTTCCCAATTACGATGACAATCAATGGCACATCCTCTTGGACAAAGCATAAATTTACATCTTCTTAGATTTGAAAGAAAATCTTTATACTCTACTCTTTGATTATCTACAATTGCCCATTCTTTATCCAGAAACAAAGACTTAATTCCCACCCTATCTGAATGAGAACTTTCATTATGACTTACATAAAGTAAATTAAATTTAGATGGACTTGGAAATCTCATATATTCTATGATATTTTCAATCCTACTGTCTTGTGCAGACATTCTTCGTTGAACTCCATAAGGGGCTGGAACTACTTTACCACCATGAGAAATGGCATTCACTGCAGAGATACACAAAACATTCTCAGGAATAGCATCAAAAATATAATCATCAATTGGAGTGTCTTCCAAATTCGTAAAAATGATAAACTTCATTTGTGGAAAATTTTTACACAAATCAAGTAAATCATTTTTTTCGTGAAGTGAATCTACATAAGGACGATCAGATTCACTCACTTCCACAATATGTCTTTTATATAAACGAATATTATCAATAAACAAAGTCATATAATCACGACTTTTCTTTACTTCAAATAACTTGGAAACAAACTCAACATTTGTAAGATTTGCTTCTTTCATAAAAGACGTATAGATATTTCCCCACTGCCCAGACTGATCCCCAAAAGAATAATCGCAAAGATTGGAGAGAGATACCCCTTCTATCAATTCCATGTCTTGATTAATTGAGAATATTTTCCTTGATTATTGAGAATATATTCGGGATAAGAATTATCAATGGGAACCACATGTAAGCGATTTGAACGCCCAATAGGATCCAAACCTTGCTCTATTCTTTGCTCCATATTATCAATATTGGATGAGATATTGTTTTCAGTATGTTCATAAGAAGCAAGTTTTAAACGAACATTATCAGCATCTCCAAGAAAACTAAAATGCCAACCTGCATCTTCGATTTGATATGCCTCTCTCCAATTAGTGCGAAGTCGATCTACAGTAGTCGTCTTAAGGTGTTTAAAAGTGCAGAGTCTTGTACCTTTCCAGTTCTCTTCATACAAATAATTTAACTTAAAGTAGAAAGCTCTTTGCAAGGAAACATAATTATGAGCAGGATCAAACCAATAAAAATCCTCTATCACATATGGATTAATAATCTCATCCGCATCACTTGTCATTACAATGTCTTCATCATTTGCACCCGCCTTTAAAAGTCCATATGCACTACATTCACGATTGTATACAGCTCTTTGAAATCGGATAGGTAAGTCAATATATCTCGTTCCACTTTCATCAGTTGTACTGTAATCCGTATGAAATGGTTTCTTTACCAAGTAGTTACTAAAATCATTAGGAATTTCCTCTGTAATATTATGAATTATTTTATCATTAAATTTACCAAACCTATCTTTATTCTCTTGATAGTACAATGGTTTTTCATTTCCGCTTACAGTAAATGGAGATTCTGTAAGGACAAAATAATCCACAACATCATTCAAAATATTCAGTCGAAGTTCCAACAAATCCAACTCATTAAAGAAAATGAAAGAATCAAATACTCTCATATCAACCCCTGTAAATAACTTCTAGACAACGCTTTTCTCTAGCATCAGTAAATCCACCATCAAAATAAGGAGAAAGTCTACCCATATCCACAGCATTAGGATCAACCCACCAATCTTCAAATGGATCATTTCCAACATTTGAAACATTTTTGGCAACCATTACATATCCAAGAGAATCCAACAGATCTATTTGCTCTTGCTGAACATGCGGATCTTGTCCAAGATAAATTGCTGTTTCAAAGCAAATTACAGAAAACCTATATTTGTCGTGAGGAATAGCTTTTAATGAATCTAAAGTTTGTTGTGCTGGTTCGATATCAACTTGAAGAAAATCAATTTGATTTGGAAAATTATAATCTACAAAAAGTTTAGCATAATCTGCTTTTGTAGCATCCTCCATCAAACAGGGATTCTTTCTTTTGGAAACATAACTTTGCCATCCAGGTTCCAACCATTCAAAAGCAAGTCCAGTCCAATCATATTGAGACTCTAAAAGATAAGTATTATTAATTCCAATACCATCCGCACCACCAATCTCAAGATAAGTTCCATTTCTCTTCCCATCCAAAACACTCAAAGTAAAAATGTCTTGAAGAGATTGGGAATAATTTTGTTCTATGCTATCTGCAGTATTAAAATTAACTCTAAGGAGATTATTATTTTCCTTAAAATAAGTATTCGGATTTACATATTCAGGGTTTACCATTAGTTTTTCCAATAATCGTAAATGTCTTTTGTAACTTCGTAGTCCATTTTTTTAACTTTTCTATTTGGTTGAGACATGGCCCAAACAAATACACTTTCGATCAAATCATAAAGATTAGTTTCGTCCTTAAATTCTAACACAGTTTTAGCTTTTGTGTGATCACAATAAGCGTGTTTAACTTCGTGTCTTGGTTCACCATGTTCAATCGGAACTTCATATCCATATTTTTTAGCAATGGATTGAACAGTTTCTGCAACTTCATTCAATGAAAAATATTTGTCAGCGCCAATATTAAATGTTTCACCATCAAAATCCGTTAACAGTTTATCAAACGGTTCCATGTAATACTTTACATCTGAAAATGCCCTAGTTTGCTCACCATCACCATAAACAAGAATTGGTTCACCATTTAATGCTTTACGAATAAAAATACCAATCACATTGCGATATTTGTCCCAAATATTTTGATAGATTCCCAAGACATTATGGGGACGGACAATATTATAACGAAGTCCGAATTGCTCATGAGCTAACTTCAAGTCGCACTCAACTGCATACTTTGCAATCCCATATGGATCGATTGGTTGTGGTTTTTTATCTTCAGTAAAGGGAGGTTCCTGCTCACCATATACAGCCATACTTGAAGTGAAGATTACTTTTGTATCATGGGCAATGCACTCGTTAATTAAGTTTGCAGAACAAACTAAGTTATTGCGATAATTGTAATTGCGAATAAACGGAGATAATCCCTCTGCAGCATAAGCAGCAAAGTGTACTAAAACATCAGGTTTATGCTCTTCAAAAAGTTGTACAACTTTTTTTCTCCTTTCAAGATTAAGTTTTATAAAAGTAAAATTTTCTTCTTTTAGGACAAATGCTTTGTATCCGCCAGACAAATCATCAATTCCAATAACTTGATGATTGTTTTTAATTAGATGTCTTGTATAATTTGCGCCTAGAAGTCCAGCGCATCCAGTTACAAATATTTTCATTCGGGTAATTGATATTCTAACATTAACTTTCTTTGTTCAGAGTCATTTTTCCAACTACAAGGATATACGGGAATATATCCTTCAAGTTCTATCTCATAAACTGTAATATCCGTATCATATAGCATAGAACAATTTAAATGTTCTGTCAAGTAAACATTGGACACAAAAAGATTTTTAATATTTTTTGAGCATAAAGCTGCTGAAATTGCAAATGTCCCTACTCCACCCGTTGCCAAGTTTTTTGCTGCTAGAAGAGTTGCATAGTCTTCAGCGATAGAAAGAGATTGAAATTTTAACCTATCAATTTTCCTTAGTTCAGGAACAACTGGATTATTGTTTTCTGGTTCTGCAACAACAATAACATTTCCAAAATCCTCAATCAAAGCAAGATAATAAGATAAAGGATTTTGTACGTAATTGTGAGGATTATCTGCAGGGTATTCATGAGCAATAATATCGCCACCACGTATATGAATAACAAGAGTATCATCATCAAGCGGTTCCAATTCAGAAACTTTAAGATGTGGATAAATAAAATCTCTGCAGATTCTTCTCATGTTTGAATAAACATGATCTTTACTCACACCAATCTCATTACCACCATCAAGAGTTTTATTTCCACAATTTACAATCGGTTCCCAAGTATAAAACCTACCAGATCCAGAATCTTGATTATCTCCAAACTTAATGGTAAATTTGTCTAGAATTTCATGATCTAAAGACTGAACAAAGGTATTTTTTGTCGCTTCTGACAACATAATGGCATTTGCCGTCTGTTGAATATTGTTACCAACCCTCCCAGACCAATGAGAAACTGAATACGTCATTGAGCAAATTCAACCTCTTTTCTTGTAATATAAAGACAAAGACAATCTTCCTCCAAAGAATCTAATGCCCATTGATGAACATCAAAATTAGTAAAACAATCGAGAACACTTTCAATTGTAATATCTTCCCAATCTTCAGCATGAGTTGTACCAAAAAGCCTCAGATCATCAACTAAGATCAAACCAGCATCTGGTTTATAGAGATTGTCAATTGCTTTACATTCTTCCAGAAGAGGAACATCCTTTTCTCCTTTAGATGTACATCCACTAGAAAAATGTCCATCCAACCAGAATACACACTTTTCAGTCTTATCAAACTTTTCGAGTAGTTCTGGAATTACATTTGTGCTATCTCCATAATGAATTTTAACATTTTCATACGAGGGGTGAGTAGCAAGAAAATGATTATAAAGATCCATTGAAATTTCAATGGTATGAAACTGTTTAAAATATGGTTGCATATTACGAACAGTATCGCCCATATAGGTTCCAGTTTCAATACAAATGGGATATTCATCCGCATCAATATCAAATTTTTCAACAACTTTATTCAATTTTTCAACAGTTAACATTGGCATTAGACATACTCCTTCTTAATTTCATTAAAAACTTTTGAAATACCCTTATCCAAAGTTGTTTGGGGCATCCACCAACCTAAAATATAATTGTCAGCTTCGTTTCTTTTATCCATTTGGACACTATCTTTTGCAACTCCTGGCCTAATCTTTACGTCATATTTTCCAATCAAATTAAACTGTCCAAGAATAATATCGGCAACACGTTTAATTGAGTCATTGTGGAAAGACGTAATATGAAGAGGATCTGTGGGTTTAAAATCTTTATAACAATCCATGATCGTTTCTAAACCTTCACAGCAATCTTCGGCATAAAGAAACTGCCTCTCCTCTGTACCGTCAGTAAGCATTTCAAACTCACCTTCCTCAAAACCTTTACGGATAAAGTCAGTAATTACATGAGACTTTTCTTTATCTTTTTCTACACCATAAACATTCCAAAATTTAACAGTTAATCCGCCAAGAGTTTGAGTATAAAGTTCACCAACTCTTTTTAAAACACCATATGGGGAGTAACTCATATTACTCATTTGAGAAGAAGCAAATACAAATGGTTTACGGTATTCAGCAAGATACTGAAAAACATTTGCCATAATTCTAGTATTATTGTTGATAAAATCATAAGTATGTTGATACTTTTTCAGATACCTTGACCCACCAACATCGAACGCAAGAAAGAATACAAAGTCTGCAAGACGAATATCATGCATAAGTTTAGTATTTGGGATCTTTGTAAGATCCTGTTCATCCCCATTTATAATATCAAATTCAGTAACTTCATGTCCTTTTTTACGAAGATATTCTGTTAGATAATTTCCGATTTGCCCACCGGAACCCAAAATAGTTACTTTCATAATCAAACAGGATGATAAAATACTTTAATTTGAGATTCAATCCACCGATAAGTTTTACGGATTCCTTCCTCAAGAGATTGTGAATAGTCCCATCCAAGTTTCCCCCTAATAAGATCATTGTTAGAGTTGCGTCCACGAACTCCAAGAGGTGCATCCAACTTGTGCATTTTTTGCACGTCTTTACCAGCAACTTTAGCAGCAATATCTACAAGTTGATTAATAGTTACCATTTCTTCTGAACCAATATTCACAGGTCCAATGAAATCAGATTCCATCAATCTTCTGGTTGCTTCAATGCATTCATCAATGTATAGGAAGGAACGAGTTTGTTTTCCATCACCCCATACTTCAATTGTTCCACCTTCTTCTGGGAGGTATGCCACCTTACGACAGATTGCTGCAGGTGCTTTCTCTCTCCCACCTTCCCACGTTCCCTCAGGTCCAAAAATATTATGATAGCGAGCAATCCTAACAGGAATGTCGTAATTGCGATTATAGGCGAAATAAAGACGTTCTGAGAAGAGTTTCTCCCATCCATACTCAGAGTCTGGATTTGCTGGGTATGCGGATTCTTCGCGGCAGTCAGGATTATCTGGATCTAGTTGATTGTGCTCTGGATACATACACGCCGATCCAGAGTAGAAGATTTTAGTAGCGTTCGCCCCCCTATCCTCATTCATCTTACGTTGCATTTCAAGCACGTTTAGATTAACGGTTACAGAGTTGTGCATAATATCTGCATCATTTTCACCAGTAAACACAAATCCTGCACCACCCATATCAGCAGCAAACTGATAGATCTCATCAAATGATTGAATATAACGATATGGAACAGAATTATAAAAATTATTATAAGGTCCTTTATACTCAAGGACGCGACGAACAAAATCCACATCACGAAGATCCCCAAGAATAAACTCGTTTGCTTCGTGTTTAGAAAACTCTGGATACTTAAGATCTACACCACGAACCCAATAACCTTCGGAACGTAATCTCTTTACCATGTGACTTCCAATAAATCCACCAGCACCAAGAACAAGTGCTGTTTTTTTATATTCACTCATAGAAAATTAAATTTACTCCTAGTATATATTTTACATCATAAACAAACAGATTGCAAGCCTCTTTCTAAAGAGACCTGAGGTTCAAATCCTAAAGATTTAAGTTTATCAGCATTCAAAGCAAAGTTTTTTGCCTGTGCAATTTGATTAAATTTTGGCGTTTTAACTGAAAGTAATTCACTTTTACTGTTAAGAATTTCTTTCACCATTTCTATAATTCTTCTAAAAGGTAAGGCAGTTCCACTTGCAATATTGTAAATTTGATTTACCTCTCCCCCATCCATTACCATTTTAATTGCTCTACAGACATCTGTTACATGCATATAATCTCTCAGTTGCATACCATCATCATAAAGAGTAATTGGTTTATTTTCTTTCATTAAACTAACTAAAAATCCCAAAACATTCTTTTTAGAAGATATTGTTTTATCATGTCCATATACATTTGCAATTCTTAAAATACGATAATTTACATCAAAAGTTTTGCAAAATGAAATTAAAAGTTGTTCGGCCGTTCTTTTTGTAATCGAATAAAATCCTTTCGGATCACATGGATCATCTTCCTTTGCGTATAAGATGTCCGATCCATAGACAAAACCAGTACTAACATAATTAAAGACAATATCATTATCTTTACAATATTGAAGCACATCTAACAAAATTGTTAGATTAGTATTCACATCCAAATGCAAGTCATCAAATACATTATAATTTGAAATTGTACTTATCAAATAAAGAATATTTTTTGATTTTGGTTTTCTTTGCTCTCTAGAAATTTTAACAACTTCATCGGGGAACATATTACAAAAGGTGCCACCAATAAAACCAGTAGCACCATAAACAGAAATCTGATCATTCATATTTTTCACAATTAATAAACGTTTTTCCAAGTTTATCTTTTGGAGAGAGTATTGGATCTCCCACCACACCCCAATCAATATCAAGAACAGAGTCATTCCACAAAAGAGTTCTCTCATGCTCAGGATAATAATAATCAGTAATTTTATATGTCACTTCAGCTTCATCAGAAATAACATAAAACCCATGTGCAAACCCAGCAGGAACCCATACTTGCTTATCATTAGAATCAAGTAAAATTTTAGTATGTTTTCCAAAAGTAGGAGAATATACTCGAAGATCTACTACTACATCCAAAACAATTCCTGAAGTACAACGAACCAATTTACCCTGAGGATTTTCAACTTGATAATGAAGTCCCCTTAAAACACCTTTAACAGACTGTGAATGATTGTCTTGAACAAAATTTTTTACACCAGTAATTGCTTCAAACTTTTTATCATTGAAAACTTCAATGAAAAACCCCCTATCATCTTCAAACTTTTTGTTTGTGATGATGTAAACATCTTTAAGAGTTGTTCCGATTGCATTCATACCATTTAATAGTCTTTTCTAAACCTTCTTCAAGATTGAAACGTGGATTCCATTTAATTTCATGTCGAATTTTAGTAATACTCGTTGAGTACCTTCGATCATGTCCTGGACGATCTTTAACATATTCTATCATATTTTCACTCATATTCAAATAATCAAGAATCATTCTAACCAAATCAATATTTTTTACTTCACATTCTCCACCAATATTATATTTCTGCCCAATTCTCCCACGACTCCATACCTCAAAAAGTGCTTCACAATGATCTTGCACATACAACCAATCGCGGATTTGCTTTCCATCACCATAGATGGGAACTTTTTTACCATCGAGCAAATTTAAAATTGTCTGTGGAATTAATTTCTCTTTATATTGTCTAGGTCCGTAGTTATTTGAACAGTTGGTAATAATCACAGGCAATCCATAAGTATTATGAAATGCTTTCACAAAATGATCACTTGAAGCTTTTGATGCGGAGTAAGGATTGCGAGGATCATAGTTTGATTTTTCTGTAAACGAATCTTCATCTATGGTTCCATAAACTTCATCAGTTGAAATATGCATGAAACGATCAATTTCATACTTTAAAGAAAGTTTAAGTAAATTGACGGTTCCAATAATATTAGTATGAATAAATTTAGAACAATCTTTAATTGAATTATCTACATGACTTTCTGCTGCTAAATGAAAGATTGTTTTTGGTTTATATTTTTTAAAAATATATTCGCAGTTATGCTCATCAACAATATCTGTCGTATAAAGTTTGACTGAATCTGGAATATTGTGCCAATCAGATGCGTAAGTCAAATTGTCAATACAAATAATTTCATCATCTATAACATTAACTAAATGATGTAAAAGATTGCTTCCAATAAATCCTGCGCCGCCAGTAACTAATATTGTCATAATTGATCAGTTTTAACCGAATATTTTTCCAGAAGTTCTGGAGAGTACTGCTCAAGCACACTCTCTTCTAGTCTTTCAGTTCTTTTTAGTTTTTCTAACTGATAAACTCTATTTCTGATTTCTGTTGAAGAATATTTATGTTTTCTTAAATGAAAAAAAAGTTCTATGCCATTATCAATGCAATATTGTTTTCCAGTAAAGTCTTTATCTTTATATTCTTCACTCAAAAATCTGACATGAATTGTTTGCGTTTGAATTAAGTTGAGAAGATCTTCTTCTGTTTCATACACAAGAATTTCATCGACATATTTACAAGCTTGCAATTGAACATATCGCTCATATACAGATTGCGTTGGTTTATTCTTAATACCAGGTCGATCGATTGTAGGATCAACTTGAAGTGCTACTTTTAAGTAATCACACATCTCCTTTTCCATTTTGAGCATAGTGACATGCCCAGCATGAAATAAATCAAACGAGCTGCAGTTAAATCCGATTTTCATATTAATCCGTTTTTTATAATTATACTAAAAAAGGTGGGTTTATGCAACCCACCTTCTGTAACTCAGGCTCGCCACTTGCCCTTTGACTGGAGGCAAGAAACCAGGCGGGAGTAATCTCCATCCGCACCAACGTCATTTTAGAGATGCCGTAAACTCATAAGAGGTCATACTTGACTCCACCAGTATAAGTTTTAAGTCATTCCAGGACTCAATAAAAGTTGGGTTAACTTTGATACCTCAGTAATACCAAAGAATGCTATCAAAAATAGCACATCCCAGAGTTTGAGTTTGATAGCAAAAGGAATACCGAGTAGTCCTCCAATAAATTTTATCATCAAACCATTTTTAAAATCTCCCCACAACATGATTTGATAACCAAGTAAAAGGAGAAAGTTCCCGACGTATCTTAGGATACTTGCTTTAGACATAAGGGGGGCATTTTATCACCGACCAGGGCTAGTTTTAAGTCATACCGAGACTATTAATCATCATCAGTATCTCTTACATAACAAGGAACTCGATCTGGATCTAACCAACGACAATATTGATGATCTTCCATGGCAGTTAAACACTGCATTTGATTATCAAAAAGATAAATGTCATTCCAGCGTTTGGTATAAAAATTTTGCTTTTGTAGACGATAATCAAGTTTGCCGTTTATTTCAAGGATACCCGCTTCAATAAAACGGTATCCTTCACGTTCCAGAAGAACTTTAGTTTTCATGCAACCTCTACGGTTTCAAGATCTTGAGCGACGTACTCCATAAGCATTTCGTAGTCATCAAGGGGGTCACCCGAAAATACAACCCCTACATTTTCATAGTAGCGGCGAACCTTTTTATAAAGTTTCGGACTCTTTACATCAAGGTAGATTTCCCCGTTAGCAGCAAGACGAAGAGTGCTAACATCTTTTTTGAATTTTTGAATCAGAGACATTGTTTTAAATGTTGACCTATGTATTATAGGGTGTTTGAGACTTTGTGTCAAGTGTGCCAGTGAAGAAACTGGCAATCGGGGTGACACGGATCGAACGTGCGTCTTCTTGCTCCCAAAGCAAGCCGTCTACCTCTGACTTACACCCCGTTACACCGTTATTTAGTTCGGTATACGAGCATTATACCAATGATTGGTGGAATAATCAAGCCCCCTCCACAAAGACCCAACCAAACTGGACTATTCGCAAGTGTCTCCACAATATGAAAAATCATATCCCCCGCCTCCAATTCTTATATTCATACAAGCATGTCATAGCAAAACTATATATTTGCTTATCCATATGCGTGTGTGAGACCCCACTGAATAAAAAGTGAAATTAATCCAAAAATGATAGCAGCAGATATAATTGTTCTAGTCATCCTTATCTCCAAGATACTTTGCGAGAGGATCTTTTTTGGTTTTGACTATTTCACACGCTCTTCGGTAAAACATATTATCAGTATTACCAGAGTTTTCAAAGGTTGCTTTAATTTTCACCCAATTTTGGTAAGTGTGATCATCCATTGGGAATTTAATTTGATACTTACTAGTTATGTTAGTAAGTATTTTGCAAATGTCAACTATGTGTGGATACAAAAATATAAATTAAAAAAATCTAAAATTTTGTAATATTTGTAACGGAAGCGACTGGATTCGAACCAGTGGAGGTATTACCCTCATTTGTTTTCAAGACAAACGCAATAAACCGGACTCTG